GTTCGCCGCGATGGCATCTTGGACCAGCATGCTTGTGCCCACAGCGTAAGTCGGCCCTGCTCCGAACAGGGTTCGGATGATGTCCGCTAGGGCACCGCCGGCTAGGCCGCCACCGAACCGCTGGGCCAGCGCGAGCCCTCGCCCCAGACCGAGGCCGGGCATCAGAGCACTCCGAGAATGTCTGCTGCTGTGGTGCCGGTGGCCATGACGGCCACGTTCTGCACGTCCAGCCAGCCCACGGGAACATTCGAGAACAGCGCGGTGGCGCCGCCAGCGCTGTGTTTCAGCGCCACATTCCCCGTGGTGCCGACCCACAGCGCGCGGCACGGCTGGTAGGTGACGCTGTCCGAGGGGGTAATCGCGAAAGAGCCTGTGCCAACTTCACCACTCATGGTGTTCTCCTGTGGGGGTTACCGATTCCAAGGGGTGGATTTGGGGGTGCGGGGGACTGCTGACCACGCGGCAGCGGCCTTGGTCTCGTAGTCGTCGCGCGCCTCGAACTTCTTTTGCCGCATGTCGGCGGTGGCGCCTTTGCTGGTGCCGACCGGGGTGGTCAGCTTGTTCACACTGTTGTAGTTAGCCTCCGCCGCGCGCGCTGCGGTGTGGGCCACTTTCTGGACATCTTCTTTGGTCTGCGTGGTGAACTTCTTGCCACCATACTCGAAGGTTTTCACGCCGGATTTTCTGGCTGCGGCGAACGCTTGGCCGAATGCGGATATTGCCATTTTAGCTGCCCTGTGGGTTGTGTAGTACTGGAGTGTACTACGCAGCAAAGTAAGTGTCTACACCCACGCGCCCATGGGCACCCGCTCGATCTTCTGTGCTTTGGCGTTCCCCAGCCGGCCACCCTGCTGGGCATCGGCGTGCATGCACAGGTACTGCATGGCGTCTGCGATGTGGCTGTGTGAGTTCTTCTCAGGAGTATCTTCGTAGTCACCCGAGTTCTTCAGCTTGTACCGGTACCCGCCGCGCAGCGCCTGTGTCAGCACCCGTGCCTGTGGGTCGACGAGCATCCCCGGGCCCGCATCCACCTGCCGGTTCAGGAACTGGTCCACGGCGGCGATGCGCGCCACGATGCTGTTGGTGCTGGCCGGCATGGCGCGCAGGCCCTCTTGCTTCAAGATGTCGTAGACGGTTTTCTCGTCGGTCTGCGCGCGCGCCGTGCCCGCCGGGTCGCCAATCACCAGTATGGGAGCCCCGGGAAAGTCCGAAGCCAGCAGCGGCTTCAAATTCGTGCGCAGGAAACGCAGCAGGCCCATCCCGTCCGAGGTGATGGCCCGGTACACCAGCAAGCGGCCCACGGCGTCGAGCTGCGCGATGACTGCGCTGGGGTTCAGACCGAAGTCCATGCCGATCAGCAGCGGCCTCATACCATTCAGTATGGGACGCAGCGCGCTCTTGGAGATGTGAAAGTCCGCGTCGAAGCTGCGAAACACCGGCTGGCCGGCCAAGCTCTTGCCGAACTTGGCGTGGATGTACACGTCCTTGTACTCCTCGGACTTGCCCTTGGCCAAATCTTCGTAGTAGTTTGTCGGCAGGTAGTGAATCCAGTCCGCGCGGGGGCTGAACCCGGAGGGCTGTATCGTGACGTGCACGTTGTCGGCGTGCTCGGTGATCAGCTCCTCCCAGTACGTGTCCATGTCGGGCGGGTTGCTCATGCCCCACACGTGCTTGTTGGGTTTGCCCTCGTCGGTCACGCAGCCCTGAATCGGGTTGCCCTTCTCGTCGTTGCCCCACGCCGGGTTGTGCGGCACCAGCCCGCCAGACGGGTAGCGCCCCAGACGGCCCTGCAGCGCCTCGAACACATCCTTGTTCAGCTCACGGAATTCCTCGACCACGGCGAAACTGAGCTGCAGCGACAGCAGGCGCCGGATGTCCTTGCTGTCATCCAGACCCCGGAACATGACCTCGCACTCGACATCGTCGAGCCTGATGGTGAAGTTGTACTCGCTCTTGGCGTAGGTGCCCGCGTGCCCGTCGGGGAACCAGTTCAGAAAGTCCGGTATCGACGTGTCGCGCAACTGCTCGCGGGTCTGTCGCACCCAGACGCATCTGGAGCGGCGCACGCCGTCTTTGCCCGGCGCCATCTGCTTGGCGTGGTAGAGAATCTTCAGGATGCCCGCAGTCGTCTTGGTCGACCCGACTGGGCCACATACCAGTGAAATGAACTTGTCGGACAGGAAAAACGGCACCAGCGACGGCACCGGGGTGAACACGGTGCTCATGTGAGGATGTCGTCGCCTGCGTACATATACGAGTCGGGCTCGTCAAAGATGAGCGTCGTCGGTGCCTTGGCCGGCGCAGAGGGGATCGTGAGCGTGGCCTTGTCAGTCACGTCGGTGACATCTTCCAGCGCAGCCTGTTGTGGGGTTGATCCGGGGATGTTGATGGTGATGCTGAACCCTTGGCCGGCACCCAGCACCACAGCCGCTTTGGGCACCGCCCCGCCCCAGTCGACGAGGTTCTCGATCATCTTGACCCGGGCCGCCGCTGGCGCGTCCTCATCCTTGGCGATGTTGTACGCGGTCTTGAGCAGGTCCTCGGCCAGCAGCCGTGCCTTGGACACGAACGAGTAGCCGTTCTCGGACAACTCCTTGACGTACCCCTGCACGTACCTCGTGTACTGAGGGTTGAGGGCTATGTCGTCAAACTCGCTGCGCGTCAGTCCCTCTGTCAGCAACACCTTGTCGATGGGCAAATTGGCACCCACCTCATTCCGTGCAACCGACATGGCCAGCTCGCGCAGCGTCTGATCCGCTTGTACTGAGCTATGCATGGAGGGAATGTAGCACAGGTGGAAAAAACCGGGCGTATTTTTAGGGGGTAAAAGACCCCACCCGGGGGTAATTAAGCTGGTAAGAACCTCTACAGATGGGGAAACTGAAAAAATAGGGGGCGTATAAACTGAACCCCTACTATACATACCCCACCACTTTGAGATTTACGGGTGGAGGGGGGTGGGGTACCCCCACCAGTATGTACTACATCCCAGCCCCTAGGGCTAGCGCCTTAGCACTACTATCACCAGTAAGCGAGCTGCTAAGAATAACTTAATGTTATAATACAGGCTGAGGCTAGGGCCTCCGGCTTGCTCAATCACTCACTAAAGGAAACATCATGAACTCGATCTTCGACGCTCGCACCTCAGCAGGTTCTATTGACTTCACCGACCACGCGGCAGCAGTCGCGCACGTCGAAGCCGCCGGCAGCGGGAGCATCGTCTCCTTCTATCTTGTCCCCAATATGGCCGGGCGCCTCCCAGAACTCATTCACACCTCATTCGCATCTGAGACCTGCGAAGACGGCGCATGGCGCACCAACTTCATATTCTGAAACCCCAAGCCCTACGGGGCTTTGCCTCACTCACTTACTCACTCACTCCCTAAAGGAAACAGCATGTCACAGATCAACTTCACCGTCAAAAACCCAGCCCAAGCCCAGATTCCTGAGCTGTACGTCGCAGATGCCGATGGCTATGAAGCCCTGAATGTATATTGGTACTACGAAGGCGGTGATGCCTTCATGGTGGTCACCGCCCAGAAGGAGGAGGCATGATCCGCCCGTACATCCTGATCACGGGCGACATCATCCACCCAGAGACCAGTGTGGTGATGTACCCAGTTGGTTCGGTCATCGGCATGGAGGTCGCTCTCCAGATGGCCGAGCGCACCGGGCTCGACTGGGTCGACGGTCGCGTGATCTTCGCCGAGACCCGGGCCGATGCCACGCGCGCGGCATACGACAGCCTTGACCAGTTCCCCGTGCCCGGGGCATAATGGCCCCTCAGTTGCCACGGTGTCCCACCGACCTTGACCCGCTCCGGCGGGTCTTTTTTTGCCTGTACACATCTGGGCTGTGCCCCACTACTATCACTGGTGGCCCTTGACACCGAGCCTGATATGTGGTTGCGGTATGCGCCCGCCCGCGCTGCGCGCTCCTCACCACAGGGCCAGCCCTGCTTAACTACTATCACCGGCCAGTGCTTATTATCGTGAGAATAACCCGTACAGGTGTATAATCTATACATGGACAGGGCAAAGGGCCCACCCATCCGGCCCGACGGTATCGGGTTATTCACTCACTAGGATTTATCATGACTGCAATCAAAAACGCCATCGTCAAAGCCGCCGCCGTCAAAGCCGCCCCTACGCGTGACAACGCAGTGGTCACTGAAATCAGCGCAGCGGGCGATGCGCACGGCTCAATGTTGAGCCATGTCAAAGCCGCCGCCGCGCGCGCGGCCAAACAGCTCGATGCCAAAATGAGTGTCAACGAGCGGATCAACCTTGTGATGGCGCTTTACGCGAGCGACTTCGCTCAAGTGAACTCAAACATCAAATCGTTGTTCAAGGATGCACTTACCCTCCACGCGTGCTCTCAAGCCAAGGTGGTCATTTCCACCACTGACAAGGCGGGCAAAAAGGTCGACAAGACGATCGGCGCAAAACAAGCGCTGGATCTCACCCAATCGGTGCTCCGCGAAGCGGCAAAGCAGGCCCGCGCATCTGAGGGTATGGGCCGCGCCGCAGGTGGCGGGCGCAAAGCCGTCACTCAATCGTCCAGGGTAGAAAAAGCTGAAAAGGGCGCAGGCGATAACAAGGCCACGAAAAGCGAAGTCGATCAATTCTCCGCTTGGGTCGATGCATTGCCCGGGTATCTTGCTGACCCGTTGTTCAACACCCGGGTTACCGCTGCGCTGATTGCATCCGGGTATGTTCTGACCAAGGCATCGAAGGGGCGCGCCGTAGTGGGCGCGGCAACCTTCTAAGCCACCTACCCCTCACCCCGCGCCGAAAGGCGCTCACAGCCCCACGTCGCAAGACGATGGGGCTTTTTCACGTCCAGCATCCGGGGCCGGGCCCGGATGCGGGCACCCCACTACTATCAGAAGCCCCCAACTACTATCAAAAGTGGGGCGGCAAAGTGCGTAGCATGGATTCGCGGAGGCGTCAATAAGGGCGCAGTAACCCGACACAGTAACAGGGATACTCAACGACACAACAACTTCTCTATTACTACGATAATAGATACGCAGAATAAGTCGTACCGGTGTACATACCCCCGGGGGTATGATTTCGGGCAGGCCAGAAAATAGATTAGCGAAAGTGAGTGTTTCTGCGGTTCTCCAGAGTTTTAGTAAAAACGGCATGTGCCCAAAAACACCCAAACTAGAGTAGTAATTTAGAAGTTGTTAGCACGATGAGCTAAGTCGTTGATTTATAAGGAGAAAATTTCTGGGCCCGGCAACCTGCATACCCCTCTTATTTACTGATTAGTCAAATATTAAATAGATAGCCCCTGACAGACAGCAAATAGTTGAGCCAAGAGGTGGTAAGTCAAAAGTAGTAACGTCACACCCAAACCCGTTCTACTAATTTTCTCTCTACCCTGAAAAACAATCTATTTAACTAAAGCCTTTAAAATCAACGACTTACCAACTTGTAACAATCTACAACAGGCTATTTTCTAACTATTCCTGCCCCCAGAAAAACTAATCTGACTCAGAATCAGGGTCAGCGGGTGCCGGCCAGCGCCCAAACGCCAACACACAGCCAGCTTCCCAGATAACTTGCCGCCCCAACACCAACACACAGCCAGCTTCCCAGCCACCAACAAGTACACAGCTTCTTCTCCGCTACTAATTAGTAATCCACCACAACATATTCGCTACTACAGAATTAGTTAATCCTGCTCCCGCTCAGCTTGACACACCCACCACAACATGGTACAATGTATACATTAGCTGGTGATTCGCCTGCTGATGCCGCCCGATAATGGCCTCCTGCTATTATCGTGGTAATAACTTACTCACAACTAAGGAAATAGATCATGAACGAACCCCTGTTCACCGACTTCCGCCCGCTGGCCCGCGACATTGCGCGCTCTATCTCTCGCGCTATAAACACCAACTGGCCCCTCGCCGGGCAGCGCACTTGGCACCACAGAGAGCAGTGCGATTCCCCGATGCACCCGCTGGTGCTGCAGGTGCTGAGCAAATACCGCGCTCACGACATGCACCAGTTGGTGCTGGAGTGGCCGCATGTGTCCAGCGACGACGCCGCGCAGTTGGCCTACACCCGAGACGACGCCAAGGGCGTGGCAGACGTGCAGACGCGCACACCGCTGGGCAAATACCTGCGCCGCCACTTCCCACGGCTGCAAGACCACACGCTGCGCGACTATGTGGCGCTGTACACAGCCAGCCTCGTCTCGGAGTGCCGCTTCACGGCCAACGACGTGAGCGAGTATGTGCGCGTCGTGCAGGTCGGCCCGCAGTCGTGCATGAAGTGGGCCCTCGACGAGTGGCCGCACAAGCTGAGCGACGGCGAGGACCCCGCCGAGTGGCACCCGTACCGGGTCTACACCCCGGAGCTGGGCTGGCGCATGGCCGTGCGCACCAAGGGCGCCGCTGTCGTGGCCCGGGCGCTGGTGTACGAGACCGCCCACTGCAAATACTTCGTGCGCTCATTCCGGGCCCTAGATGACAACCCCAGCTCCGGCGGGTACAGCCACGCGGATGAGGCGCTGGAGAAGTGGTTGCGCGACGCGGGCTACGACAGCCGCCGCTCGTGGGACGGCGCTATTATTGCGAAAATAGACGCGCACCCCCGCCAGTCGAAGCACTCCTACTTGCTGCCCTATCTGGACGGTGACGTTATCCGCGTGGACCCACACCGTGGCGACTTCCGCATTGACCCCTCGGGGGACTTCAAGTGCAACGACACCGAGGGCGGGCACACCGAGCCGGACCGGGATGAGGACGGCGAGCAGTGCAGCGACTGTGAGGAATACTACGACAGGGACGACATGACCTACGTGGAGTACAACGATAGCTGCGTGTGCGACTGCTGCCTGCGAGCCAACTACACCCGTGTGTACCACACGCAGGAGTATGTCCCCGACGACTGCGTTGTGACCGCCACGGACGGGTACACGTGGGGCGATAGCAACAGCGCGCCGGACGGGTACACCCCGCTGGACGAGGGCCGGTACACGGGCCAGTACGCGCCGGACGAGGATACCGTCACCGACCGCTCCGGGGCCGTGTGGCACGAGCGAGACCGGCGCGATGGCAGGCTGGTGCAGCTGTGCGGCGAGAGCCGCATGGCAAACGAGTACGCCGAGAAGTGCGACTGCACCGAGCACGACGGGTACGGGTGGATGCTGGACGACGAGGAGCCACCGCAGGACGAGACCGAGACCGAGACCGAGACCGAAGCAGCTGAATCACTTATTACTGGAGAATAACCATGGCCAAACGAAACAAAGCAACCACCCCGAACATCGCCACCCCTGTGGTGCAGCCGCCGACAATCGCCCAGCGCACGCCCACCACGGACGAGCAGCAGCGGCTGGAGCAGTGCGACAACAGCGTCCTGATGGCGATGCTCGACACCGCGCTGAGCATGAAGCGCCCACACAAGGGCACCGGGGAGAAGAACCTGCTGGGCCAGATTCTGGTCACGTGCACGACACACGCCCCGGATGCGCGCTGGACCTATGACGCCATTGGAAACCTGCACATTGACACGCGCACCGCCGCCGAGCATCGCTCGCTGTTCGTGGCGCATGTGGACACGGTGCACCAAGCCGACGGGCCCAACAGGATCAGAAAGACCGACAGCGTGTGGTACGCCGACGGCTCCCAGCTGGGCGCGGACAACGGCGCGGGTGTGGCCATCGCGGTGCACATGCTGACCGCAGGCACACCGGGGCGGTATGTGTTCACCGTGGGCGAGGAGCGCGGAGGCATCGGCGCCAGCGAGCTGGCCCGCTCGGACGCGGCCCTGCTCAGTCAGTTCGACCGGGCGGTCACGTTCGACAGGCGCGGCACCAGCAGCGTCATCACGCACCAAGGGATGAGCCGGTGCTGCTCGGACGAGTTCGCCGAGACGCTGAGCGCACACCTGTGCGAGCAAGGGCTGCTGTACATGCCAGACGACACCGGGGTGTACACCGACACCGCCGAGTTCGTGGACGTTATCGGCGAGTGCACCAACATATCCGTGGGGTACGAGCGAGAGCACAGCGACATGGAGGCGCTGGACATCCTGCACCTGCAAGCACTTGCCTTCGCGGTGCTGGCCATAGACTGGGACCGCCTGCCTGCTGTGCGAGTGGCCGGCTCCTACGAGCCCGACCTACACACCGGCGCGTTCGGCAAATGGGGGACCCAGATCGGCTACACAGCGGGCGGGTTCATGGACCCGGCTGACGAGGAGATGCACGACGCGCTGGTGGAGTGGACCAATGGCAGCACAGTGATGCTGACCGCGCTGGTGGTGTCGTTCGCCACCGACGACTACGGCTCCGTGTGCACCGAGGACGAGCTGCGCCCGCTGTGCCTGCGCGCGGTGAACGCGCTGACCCTAGACGTGGCCGGGCGGCTGATCGAGGACTTACTCAACGCCGCGCCCGCCCACTCAGTAGCCGAGGAGATTCTCTCCTCGGTGCTGTCCTGACTTATTACTAGAAGAATAACCATGACCAAGACAAAGACCCCCCACAAGCACGCCGCCCTCATCAAAGCATGGGCGGATGGTGAGGCCGTGCAGTTCCTCAGTACTTCCACGTGGAAAGACATCAACAACTACGCCCCGGTGTGGTTCGAGGACATCAAATACCGCATCAAGCCCGAGCCCACAATCATCCGCTACCGCGTGGCTATGTACAAAGTCCCGCGCAGCGCCCCGCGCGACGGGACCCATGCGTGGATCACCGACACGGTGGGTAACGCCGCCGACGAAGCGAACGCCGAGGCGTCCAGCGACTTCCACCACTGGATCACCGACTGGATCGAGCACGAGGTGAAGGCATGAAACGCAACGAACTCATCGACGGGCTGCTCACAGCCCTGTGCATCGCCGCCATCGTGGCGCTGTGCTTCATCGACCTGCCGGGAGCAACGACATGAAAACACCACCGAACGCGCCGCCGTGGAAGGGCCTGCCCAGCGCCATACACATCGAGTGGGTCATCGGCAGCTACACGCGCCACAAAGACCTGTGGAGTTCGGGCGCTGTGTGGGCGCCGCCGTGGGTCAGCTCCGGGCACGCACTCGGCACTGCCGCTGCCCGGGTAAGGAGGGGCAGAGCGCGGAGCAAGCTGACCCGCACCAGAGAATACGCGGGGATACCCTACGCCTCGGACCCCCACTTCGCCATCGCAGCCCTGATGTCGTGGCCCGATTGTGCGTACCTGCTGGACATGCCACTGCAAGCCGTGCGGATGATGGCCGAGGGGGACATGCCACAAGCCGTGCTGCTGTACACGGCGTGCACTGTGCGTACTTTCGAGAAGACACTGTTATCAGGAGAACAACCATGAAAAAACCAACCACACCGTCACTCGCACCCACCATCTACAGCGGGTACATCCTGCGCCCACGGCCTGACGGCGGTGCCGACCTGATCGCGCCCAATGGCTACTGGGCCAGTTTCCCCACAGCAAGGTACGCCAAGTGGAGCGCCACGTTCCTGACCAACATCAACACGCGGTTCACGGCGCAGCCCCCGCTCGCCAGAGTGCCCGAGGTACTGTCATGAGTGCGTGGGCGCACCTGCCCAACGCGCACCACATCGACTGGGTGCTGGCGTCGGTGAAAGCACACCCGGACCAGTGGGTCGCTGCACGGGTCTCTGCATGGGTCGCTGTATGGGACGCTGCACGGGACGCTGCACGGGACGCTGCATGGGACGCTGCACGGGGCGCTGCATGGGACGCTGCACGGGGCGCTGCACGGGACGCTGCATGGGGCGCTGCACGGGACGCTGCACGGGACGCTGCATGGGGCGCTGCACGGGACGCTGCATGGGTCGCTGCGTGGGACGCTGCACGGGACGCTACACGGGACGCCGTATATGCACTCACCGCGTGGGACGACTGTGACTATCTGTTCGCTCTGCCCGAGCACGCCGCGCGCTGGCTCGCGTCTGAGGGTGACCACGCAGCAGTGTTGCTGCTGTCGATGTACATAGTGAAACAGCAGGAATCGCTCAGCTTGACAAGCTGACCACAACATAGTATAATAGAGGCATCAGTGGGAGAAGCGCCCTGACCGCAGCGCCCTCCTTATTCTCGCGGTAATAGCTCACTCATCCTCAATCACTCGAAGGAATATCATGTCCATCAAAGACAATGCGCTACTCGTATCCATCTCGGTCAACAAACCGCAGATGACGGCCAAAGACCACAAGGCCACCAGCGATGCGGAATCGGCCAACGACGCCCACGGCGCCGGCCAGTACCGCAAAGACCTCTACCCCAAGCACCTGATCGCTCCGATCATCGCAGTTGAATCTGCTGCCCGTGCATATGTGGAACAAACCACCTACCAGTGGGGACGCGGCGAGTTTCTGCTGCCTGTGCCCCGCTTCATGGAGTTCACCGAACGCATCGGCAAGTTCGAGCTGGAGTTCGGCCAGTGCGTCACGGCGTTCCTCAACAACTGGAGCAACGTGCTGCTGGCCGCGCAGCAGTCGCAAGGCGGGCTGTTCGACGCCAGCAACTACCCCGACCTGATGGACATGCGCAACGACTTCCGGTTTCGCGTAAACTACCGCCCTGTCACCGACATGGCCGACTTTCGCGTAAAGTGTCAGGAAGACGAGCTGGACACGCTGCGCGCCGAGGTCGAGCGGGCCACCAAGGAGGCCACCGAGAACATGCTGCGCACACCGCTGCTGCGCTTGCAGAAAGTGGTGGCCAAGCTGCACGAGGTCACGGGCAAAGTCGAGCGGTCATCGGTCAACAAGCGCACCGGCGCCACCGAGTACCGCGCACCGATCTTCCGTGACTCGGTGGTGGAGAACATCAGCGCGGAGATTGCGCTGCTGCACGACTTCGCCGCCGTGCTGCCCGAGGCGCTGCTGGACGTGGCCAAGCAGGTGGCCGACATGACACCGCACCCGCAGATGCTGCGCGACGACCCGCAAAAGCGCGCAGATACCAACGTGCAGACAAGCAAGCTGCTGTCGATCATCGACGACATGCTGGGGAATTGATATGACGACCAGCATCGAGATAGCATCGCCACGGCCAACCCTGTTCTTGTGCAGGAGGACAAGCGCATACGCCGACAAACCCTGCGAAGAAGCATTTCTGGTGTACATGCCCCCCGAAAACAGGGCGGTGCACGCGGAGTGGGCGGTCGAGATCACGGAGTGCATGGCGTTCGTCGAAGCGCACGGCAAATGCGTCTTCGGCATTGACAAAAACGGGTTCAACACCGTGGAGATTTACGACGACTACCGCGAGTGATACCCTCAACTGACTAACTTATTCTTGGAGTAATAACTATGGCAACCAAAGCAAACACCCTCGCCGAACCACGCGCTGTTGTGGAGACGGGCGGCTACTACTACATCCTGCCCATCGACGAGGCACTGCAGTTGTTCAGACTCATGACCACCGCCGAGCGCGCTGAGCGGGACTGGAATTCTGACGGCTACAAGGTTTCCAAATCTACAGGGGACCACGGCGTGCTCCGGCCCCTGAGCATCGCCCAGTACGCCTCATACAAACTCACCCTCGACAACT